AAACTGGCCTGAGCTTCAAGAGGAAGACTGGCCCACACTGGAGATTTAGATGGCTACTCAAGTTCAGTTCCGTAGAGGGAGCACGACACAGCACAATTCGTTCACTGGCGCTGTCGGAGAAATCAGCGTCAACACAACGACAGAAACGCTACACGTCCATGACGGGTCAACTACTGGCGGTTTCCCTTTAGCTAGGGCCGACGGAAATAATGTTGTCAATTGGGATGTAACCCGTGTTGATGTTTCTGGCGTCTACGAGATGAACGGAACCACTATCATCGACGCTAGCAGGCAGTTCGTCGGCGCTGGGCTTCAGATTGACACCACTAGTTCCAACTCTGTTGATTTCCAAGTTGTTGATAGCCAAGCCAATGCCAGTTTTAACGGCGCAAGAATTGACTACACCAGCACAGGTTCGCAGACCCTAACCGCTGACAGAACTAAAGCTGCCCTAACGATTAACGCGAATAGCGATGTTGCAGGAGGAGATACGGCCAACGAGCACCGGTTACACGGCATTCGGGCGATTACAAAAGCAACGGGCGACTCAGATCTTATCTACGGCATCTACAACACTGCTGAGGCGGAACAGACCACTGGAACCGTGTCTGCGCTCTACGGAGCCTACCTTTCAGCAGTTGCTGACGCTGCTGCTGGGCAGATTACGAACAGCTACGGCTCATACAACATTGTTACTCTTGGCGCTAGTTCTGGCACGACCATCACAAACGTTTACGGTTCTTGGAACATGGCGAACTTTAGTACCACGCAAGAGTCAGATGTCAACAAGATGGTCGGCGTTTACGGTGAGGCTCAAATCGCGGCCTTAACAGGCCAGACAATAACAAATGCGATGTGTTTTGAGGCGCAGTTCGATAACAATTCTGCGGGTGCCACGACAATCGACAACGGCTATCTGTATTACGGCAACTACGCGGGCACTCTCCCCACCAATGCGTGGGGTCTGTACATCGCTGATGAGGTAGACAGCTACACAGCAGGTGGATTTCTTGTCGGCACGACTGATGTAACGCCTTGGAACAACACCGGCACCTCTGACGGAGCTTACATTTCGGCAGAAGGGCGCATCGGCGCGGCATCGGTTAACAATGCGCCCGTCGATGTGAACAGGTTGAGCAGCCGTGGCTCTATCATCCGCGCAAGGTTTAACGGCACTGAGGTCGGCAGTATTTCTTCTTGGGACCAAAGCGGGGTGGAGCGGGTTAGTTTTATCAACACAGATGATAACGGTTTCGGAATCAGGCGAGGAACTGCCTCCGGCTTTCAAATTGTGCCTATCATAGACGATGCCCCTGCCGCGACACCTGAGGCTGACTTAGGCCACGGAGATTCTCCTTGGCAAGATGTCTATCTTCATGGCGGGGTGTATTTTGATGGCGACACAGGATCGAATAAATTAGACGCTTACGAAGAAGGGACGTGGACGCCGACTTACACGACTACCAACAGTGACGGGACGTTTACCTACGACACTATCCAGAAAGGATATTACACGTTGATTGGTGACGTGGTGCATGCGTCGTTTAGGCTTAGAACTGATGGTATGAGCGGGGTCACTGGAGGCTTGTTAATCGGTGGTCTGCCATTTGCCGCAAGAAATGTAACTACGGCGGGTCAGGGTGGCTCACTGGTTGTTGGTCGAGCGCACAACTTTGGGACTTATTTCCCGATCGGTGGTTATGCCTCGGACAACGCAGCAACAATCGTTGTAGTGGCATTGACATCGCTGAACACAAACACTGCTACATCGGCCAGTGCTATGCTGATTGACGGCGGCAACAAAAACGACTTGATGGCACACATCACTTACAAAAAAGCATAGGAGAAACACATGCTGACAGAATCAACCGAGACAGACAAAGTAGAAATCACCACACACCCGCAGTGGAAAATGGTGGGGGTGCGAACAGCTGCTGTCGTGTACCGCGATGACGTGGAAATATCGCGCAGCAACCACAGGAAGGTGATTAGCCCGATTGACGATTGGAGCGCCGAGCCTGCGGACGTGCAAGCAATCTGTAACCTGTACCACGACGCTGATGCAATCGCCGCGTTTCAGGCCTCTTTGAATTCTAGCGAATAACGGGGGCCGTGATGTCTGACAGAGCAGAGCAAGCCCTAGAAAAGATCGCGAAGCATGAGCAAGAATGTGCCCAACGATGGGGGGAGGCTCTAGTGGAGCTTCGAGAGCTACGTAAGGCTACTGATGCCCACGCTCTGCGTTGGGAGAAGCTGGCGTGGCTTGTTGTCGCCTCTGCCGTGACGGGTGTTGTCACTGTTGTGGTAAGTAACCTCCAGTGATTATCGAGGCTGTTGCAGCGGTGACGACTGCCTGCAAAGCCTTGGAAATGGCGGCGGGAGCGGCCAACAACATTGAGTCCTTGGGCGTCTTCATAGGGCGCATGGGGGCCGCAGAATTCGACCTACAGCGAGCCAAGAACCAAACCAGAAGCATGAACGAGGCCGAGGCTGCAAAAGCGGTCATGGCCGAAGAGATGGTTCGCCAGTCCAAGGAAAATATCTACAACGTGTTCCTTGCTACAAATCGGCTGGATTTGTGGAACGACATGCAAAGGAAGATGGCCGAAGCTAGGAAGGCGCGACAAGAAGAAATCAAGCGGCAAGAATTAGCTGCCAAGAAGCGCAAAAAGCAGATGATCGAGGTTCTGATTGTTCTCGCTATCGCCCTTGGGTTAGTCCCTGTGGCTATTGCACTGGTGGTCTGGTGGGCTACGTCTTAACTATGATCGTCGGGATAGTGCTGGCTGTCTGGCTGGCTTACACAATTTGAGGCAACATGTACCAATACCATCAGCAAAGACCCACCCCCCATCTCTTATTTGATGTTGCACAAGGCAAGATGTGGGATCAGTCAGCCGTCAACATATTCGGATTCAACACCCTTGTGGGAACATCCTTTGAGACGCTCTGGAACGACGGTGGAGCGTATGTATTCCCTTCCTCCGCTGTTACCATGGATCTGGTTTCAACGAGCGTTAGCGACACCATGGACGTTCTGGTGGCGGGGTTGGATTCCAGCTACAACCAGATCACCGAGACTGTAACACTCACCGGCACATCAGCAGTCACAACTTCTGCGAGCTTCCTGCGGGTTAACTCTGCCATCATCCTGTCAGGGCAGAACGCTGGTGAAATCTCTATCAGCAATGGCGGCACAACCTACGCTTTCATCGACACCAACCTGGGAACCACGCAGGCTTGCATCTACACGGTGCCAGCAGGGTATTCGCTCTACATCTTCCGCATCGACTTCAACAGTGCGACAGCTAACCCGAACAAGTATCTAACGGTTAGAAACAAGCTAGCCAATGACACTGGGAGGGTTCTTCACGTCGCAGAGGCGACATTTGCGACCAGTCAGGTAAGCTATGACCGGCAGGTGCCGTTCAAGATAGCGGAAAAGACTGACTTTGAGTTCCAAGCGAAGTCCAGTAGCGGTGACAATGAAGTTGCTGTCTTCGTGGAGTGTGTGTTGATTAAAAACTAGGAGAATTGAATGATCACAATTGACGGCGTTGAGTATACAGAAGAAGAGTTGACTGATGATGCGAAGCAGCGCGTCCGCAGAATTGCAGCGCATCGTGAGCAACTATTGGAGGCTATCATGCGTCAGCAGGAGCTAGAGCAGTTGATAACCTTCCAAGCTCAGTTGATTAAGCAAATCATGGAACCATCCGAGGAAGACGAATAGTTCCACGTGGAACACTAAGAAAGGTTGGAGGGAGAGGGCCAAGAAGTCCGCTTGGTTAGCAGCATCACTTTGTGTCGTGTGACACCTAGCTGGTCTGCCATCCACCTAGTGCTCATTCCCTCTCTCTGCCATTCGTAAATCTGCCGCTTGGTTTGCTCGCTGAACGGCGCTATCACTGAAGCTAGAACCTCAGAGATATACCGTTCTCTAAGTTTCTCTTGGCACACAATAGCTCGCATGAACATGTCTACCGGCGCTCCTTGTAGCTCGTATGCCTTTGGTGGCACTTCTGGCATCGTCTTGTTATCCCCTTTGTGAGTTCCTTAGTCTCAAATAACCCTTTGCAGTTCATGCAAACTTGCATATCGCGAGGAACGCCGTAGGGCAGTTGCGTGATTTGACCACCTTCCTCTAGAAATTTCTTGACGGCTTCATTCATCGCTGCCCCTCCGTTTGTGCTACAGCATAGCCGACAGAGCCTAGCTGCGCTTTCAAAGGATAATGCGGCAGATCTGCGCGTACCTTCTCTACCAATTGCTCTATCCAGTTTGGCACGTTTTCTGGCCTCGGCACTGGTTTCCCAGCATATTCAACACCGGCGAGATGCTCTAGCAGTCTTGTGGCTATGGTTTCCGAATCTGACGTTACATTAGTCTTGCCCTGCCCGTCCTCAGTCTTGCTGCTGGAGAGCTTGTTGAGCTTTTTTCTTATGTCAGCCGGTGATGGGAACGCAGACTGTTCTTCCGTTAGCTGGCCTAACGCTTCAGTCATTAGAGAAACGCTTTCTCGTGCAAAGGCTTGATAGTGAACCTTGCCAAGCTCAGGCCAGTCGCGTTTCTTGAAAGGGTGCAAGGCGAACCACTGTTTGTAGAGCGCCGTGAAATCTTCTTTTGTTGTATCCATATCCTTCCCCTGATTCATATGATATCCCAGGTTTTGAAATATCAGTTTGAGTGCCGCAGTCGATCGCTTTGACGGTGAATGTTGCGGGCCGCACACAAGCGACCTGTCTCTCATGCCCCAGTGGGGAGGCTGACGCTGCGGCTCGCCTGCCTGAATTACCCGCTGGACTATACTAACCTAGAACGGGATCCCGTCATCAACTTCTGGTTGCTGCTGGGCTACTGGTGCCTGCTGACCTTTGCCCCTTTGCACATCAGCGAATAGCTCGCCTTTTTTGTTGAGCTTGACCTCCATGTTTATCCAGCCTTTGTCGGTTTCTTGCGTTAGCAGCCACGCCATCAACCGTTCTTTTTCGATATTGATGCGAAACTTAACAAAGTCTGGTGAGTTGGGCCAAGGCTCTTTGACATAAAGACCATCAGCAAATTCTCTATCACTCATAGATACTCCAAGATTATCGTGGTTAGCGCCGCTGATATAGCGGCTATTGCAGTCACTAGCACAACATCGCGCCAGCCTGTTTCGTTTAAGGGCTCATGCTGCCCTATTAGCGCCTTCTCAGGCGTTTTTTCGACCTCCGTGATATGTTGCATAGGTTTAGGGGTTGCGCCCCCTGAGGAGAACTTTAAGGCGTTTTGCTCTGGCCTGCGCAACGTGTATTGCAAACCGTTACGGTTGATAAGCCCTTTTCTTTTAGCAAAACTTAGCGCGTCGCTCATTTGCTTGGTGGTTTTGTGCAACCCTAGGAGCCTAAGCTGCCGCCGCATTTCTAAGGCTGTTAACGGCTGCTTGGCTTCCAGTAACGTGGTGATTTTTTCGTACATTGTTGTCTTTCGCCAATCTGTCTGCGAGCGGCTGACAATCGGCTCTACAACAACGTCAAAACAGTAACCTTCCCCCGTTTTTTTCGTAATGCAAAGTGATTGCTTCGACTTCATGTTTGTCGTTGCAACCCGCACCTGCCGCATTGTTATCGGGCTTCCCTTTGCCTGCAACTTATCCAGTATCTGCAGCGTTGTTAGCTCCCCTGTCTTTTCAATCAGGTCGTATATATCCCGAGACATCCCTTTCTTTCTTGGCCTCATTTCTTCTCACCTCCTAAGCTCATCAGTTTGCGCTGGTAATCCTCTGGCAGTTTTGCGACAACAGCGGATCTCAGGTTTTTTGTTGCGCCCATTTCTTTGAAGACGGCTTGGATCCCCTCAGCGTCAGTGCCGGCATCGACGAGGTCTATTATCTTTGCTTGATATTCTGTGACTTTATCCTCATCCACGACAGGGGCCTTCGGGGCGGGGGGAGCTGTTTTCTTATACTGCGATGTCGCTATGTTGCCGTCATCGTCCTCCTCAGCAGATATGCCGCAGGCCAGACACAGACTGTATCTTTTTGCGTATGTCAGAGCAGAACCGAACCCATGAGCGTTAGCCTTGCCGATGGGTACGGGCACTGGTCCAGTACAAAGCTCCTCGCCATGTCCATAGAAACAAGTTTCTACTGCTATGCCGGCTTCTGTCGGCACACTCTTTTGTATGAGCGCGATGCCGAAGGCGTTTAAAGCTGGCTTGACGGCGTCTAACACGCTCGACAGGCTTGCGTATTTGCTGTTGAACGCTGGGTTGTTTGAATCAAGCGCCGCGTGAGTCATCATCTTTTGCGCCTGTACAAATGCTTCAATCAGTGTTTGTTTTGAGTTCATTCAGTAGTTTCCTTATTTCGTTTTGGATGTAATCAAATCTCTCGACTGAGTTACGCGGGTGATCGCAGCTGCGGATATTTTCCATCAGCTGAGATGTGGGCAGCGGGACTAGCTCATCGTCTAGCCCTAACTGATCTTCAAACATGTCTGATTTAACGCGGCCCATTATAGGACCTCCGTCAAACAGCCGACCTGCCTGCCGTTGTGATAGAAAAAATACTGGCGAGCAGGGTTGGAGTTGATAACGTCAGCACGTTCTAGAGCAGCGCCGATATCTGACTCTTTGCCATTGTGCTGGTGTTGCATGGTTAGGAGTGAATCGTTGTTGCGCATATACTCAACGACGAATTGCATTTCTTCTCGGTTTTCAGCAATCAAGCCTTGAGGCCATCCGCGATACCCGCCGTTGTCATCTTGGCCGTACCAGTGAACCTTGAACTCGCGGTCAGCGTCGCGGATCTTATCGCCGCTGCAATACTCGCAGAAAGGCATCATGCGGCCCATGTCATCCTCGGCATAGGTGCAGACTTCGTGGCAAACACCACACATGTCTGCATCTAGGGCGTGAGGGTTGTGAAAGTGATAATCTTGACGTTCCATGTTGATTCCCTGTTGTTGTTGATACCAGTATAAACTTTGAGTTTAGCAATACAAGTGACAAAATAAACTTTTTTTGTAAATTTAACTTGCACACTTTTGGTATATAGGTATTGTGAGGGGGATGGAAACAGAAGCATTCAAAAAAGTAGTTCAGATAGTCGGTTCAAAAGCCGAAATAGCTAGACAGTGTGGGGTAACAGACCAACACATCCAAAAGTGGAAAAGCAAAGTTCCTGCTGTTCACGTGGTAAAGTTGGAGAAGTTAACGGATGGAGCTGTCAGGCGCGAAGATCTACGGCCAGATGTTTTCTACGATTAGCGGTCAGTCCCTTGCCCCACCCTCCCTCCCCTGTTGTGAGGGGCTGGCCCTTTTTTTTACGGTAAGTCCTGCGCCGAAAGCAGCAGAGGCTTGTACGCAATTACGTACGAGTGCCGGTGGTTAGCCGGTTGGACAAAATGACCAACAACAATTCGACAGAAGCTGGGCGCATTAGTGGGAGCGCCAAACTGAACACTCGTTAATGGTGACAAAACTCTCCCCCTCTATTTTAGATAGACAGGGGAGTGGGTCAGGTCTGGGTCAGCCTCCATATACCGGAAAATGATTGAGTGAAAATACAGCCTGTTGATATGGATATCCTAGTGGGTCACCTAACCCCACTAAATGACACGACGTGGGAGCAACAAAATGGATGACATGGATAAGATCTTAAGTTTACTGAGTGAGCGTATTTATGAGTGGGAGGAGGCAAGCAGAGAAGCAATTGAAGCGGAAACAACTTTCAAGTCTTACGAAGCGGCTGTCCAGAAGGCGCACATGGATTCTGGGTCAAGTGCTGCTAAAGCGCAAATCGAAACAAGATCTAGCAAGCGATGGGCTGAGTACTACGCAGGAGTCCAGCGAACTAACCTAGAAGCTGAAAAAGTAAAAAAGCTGATATCACTAACTCAACTGATGTTTGACGCAGAGCGCACCAAGCAGGCGAATCAGCGGAGGATTGTGTAATGATACAAGGCAGTGATGAATGGCACTTATCTAGGATAGGCAACCTGACGGCGAGTAGGTGCCATGACGCGGTTGCCAGAACAAAAAGCGGTTATAGCGCGTCGCGCTACAAGCTGATGGATGATCTTGTTAACGAAAGGCTCACGGGTGAGCGCAGAGTGATAACACAAAGCGCGGCAATGCAGTGGGGCGTAGAAACTGAGCCGTTGGCGCGGCAAGCCTATGAGTTGATAAAAGGTTGTGATGTTTACGAAACTGGCAGCGTGCCGCATCCACTGATAGATGAATCTAGTGCTAGTCCTGACGGTTTAGTGGGTGAGGACGGCCTGATAGAAATCAAATGTCCCAACACAACAACGATGGTCAATACAGTCATCAAGGGCGAGATACCTGACAACTACAAAACGCAGATGATGTGGCAATTAGCGTGTACCCAGCGGGATTGGTGTGACTTTGTCATGTACGATCCCAGGCTACCTGATAGTCGCAACATCTGGATAAAAAGGTTCCAGCCGTCAAGGGAAGAAGTAGAAAGTTTAGAGCTAGCGGTTATTGAATTCTTGCAGGAAACCCGCGACAGGGTACGGGATTATGAGGTTTCGATAGACGCAAATTTCGCAGCGCATTCATGAAAGCAAAGAAGGGCAACAGTGCAACCTTGCGAGCCAAGGCATTGAAGACGCTTCAAAAACTTGCAAGAATCGCTGCTGCTGATGATAACGGATATGCCAAGTGCGTTTCGTGCGGTAGGACAGATCACTACAAGAACATGGACGGCGGTCACTTTATCCCGAAAGGATCCTCAAGCCGGTGGGCGCTGGAAGAGCAGAACGTGCATCCACAGTGTAAGGGCTGCAACGGCTTCGGAATGAAGCATGGCAGCGCGGAAGCGCAGTACACAATATGGATGTTGGATTGGTACGGGAAAGAAGCGGTGGCGAACATGCTGGCGACCAAGAAAGAGCCGGTAAAGTATTACGCTGCCGACTATCGTGAAATGATAGATGATTGGGGCCAGCAGATCATGGCTCATGAGCGTCGCATCGGTGAGCGTGGCAGATGAGAGCGCCAAGGGCTATTGCGCAAGACATGGTCAAAGCCATGGATTTAGCAGCAAGATCAGTCTGGGAATCGGAACCAAAAAAAGAATCGGATGAAAAGCTTAAGGCGTTGGTGTTTAGCCACGTCTGCAATTCTTACGCAAGGCGAGGGGCCTATGGCAAAACCGATCCTACCTGATCCAGAGGTGTTCGCAGTAGAGTTTGAGGCATTGGGCGCGACAAATATGGCGGCCAAGTACAACGTCTCGGTGAGAAACGTGTTTGCTAAACGCAAGCGGGTGGAGGGCATGTTGGGCAGGACTTTGAACGTACCTGCGCACCTATCCAAGACTAACGGGCCGAGAAAGGCGGTTCGTCAGACGCTCACCATAGAGAAAGACAAAACCTTCTTGATTGGTTCAGACGCGCACTACGAGGCCAACACTGTAACCACGGCTCACCTTGCTTTTGTTGAGTTAGCCAAGCAACTCCAGCCAGATGTCATCGTCTTGAATGGTGACTTGATGGATGGCGCGAGCATCAGCCGCCACGCCCCACTGGGGTGGGAGGAAAAGCCCACAGTAGAGCAAGAGCTCAGCACTGTAACGCAGAGGCTTTCAGAGATTGAGAAGGCAGCGCCTAACGCGGAGCGATTCTGGACGATGGGCAACCACGATCAGCGCTTTGATATGTCGCTGGCGCAGAACGCGGCGATGTTTCAGGGGGTCCCAGGTTTCAGCTTGAAGGATCATTTCCCAAGCTGGACTTTCTGTATGTCCCTTTGGGTAGAGGGGGCAGAAAAGCCCATAATGATCAAGCACCGATTCAATGGCGGGGTCCACGCAGGCTATAACAATGCCCTCAAATCTGGGATACACATGGTCACTGGCCATACGCATCAAATGGAGTGTAAGTCTTGGTCTGACTACAACGCGCATCGCTATGGGGTGCAATGCGGGACGATGGCAGACCCGCACCAACCGACCTTTGACTATGCCGAGGACACGCCAAAGAATTGGGTGTCAGGCTTTGTCGTGCTTACCGTCCGTGATAACTTCCTACTGACGCCAGAGTTTGTGAAAGTTCACACGCCCGCGGAATATGAGTGGCGAGGGCAAGTGCATAAGGTAGACTATCAATGATGAAAGAGATTGAGCCGGCAGAGTATATAGTCGCCAATCAACTGAACTATCTGAGTGGGAGAGTTGTACACTTGGTGACAGAATATGGGGCGACGAAAGACATACAACTTCTAGAAGAAGCCTGTCGAGACCTTGCAACACTTGTTCAGCGTGAGCGGTTCATTGAGGAGAGATTCGGTGCCAACAGTCCTGATTGAGGATCTTGATATAAACTGTCAGGTGACGGTTATCATTTCAGAGTTGTATGAAGAAGCGCCAGAACCTAATCCTCCAGCAAAAATGCCAGAGGATCAGGAGCGGGAGAATATCTGGCTAGTTAGCAAGAAGGCCGCAGATTGAGATAGTCCTTGTGGACTCCGTCGCAGACTCTCTCGATGTACTGCTGCTCCTCCATTATTTCGTTTTCGTAGTCGTTCTGACCGGCAGCAAAGAAACCGACGATCAAGAGCAGGGCAAGAGGGTAACGTAGTTTCATGCGCTTGCCTCCGATGCTTCTTTGCCGCTAGCGATACAAGCGGCTATCGTTCTTTCTGCCAAATCTTCAGGCGCTAAGTCATAGGCCATCTGGCTAAAGAAAGTCAGGCCAGCAAAAATCACTTCTGCTGGGTTTTCGTCGTAAACCATGCCCGTGATAGCTAGTAACGCCTCGCGGTATTCACTCATTCTCTGTTCATTCATCACTTTCTCCTCGGCCGCTTACGCGGCCTCTTGTGGATTAAACTCGTCAACAAATAGTGATACTGGGCCAGCCCATTCCAACTCAAAGTCTGCTGTGTCCCAAGATTTGCGCTGGAGGGCGTAAACCCACCACACCCCAGACCTTTTTTCTAGGTCGTAATGGTATTCAGTATCGCCATGAGCTTTGTGCCCAGAAGTCAGTTCTGCTCGCTCGTTAGCCCAAAGGAAGCAAGGGAGGAAGGGGCGTTCAGCGACACGCATGAAGTCCAGCGTGTTGCGGAAGTAGAGGGCGGCACCCTCAAAGTAGCCATCATGGTGGATGTAGAATGTGACGGTGCTAAAGCCGCTTTTGATTTGGTAGGTAGCTCGTGTAGACATTATGTTTCCCTGTTGTTGATGGAATCATCATATACCAAAAGTGTATAGACACAAAGGGGAAAAGGTAAAAAAAGGCACTTTTTTATAAAATTTTCGTGTATTGTCAGCGGTTAGCACATAATTGAATCCAAAACAAGGATCATAAATGGCTCTACTACGCCGATTTGCGTACCTAGAAAGCGGGACGCTGGGCAGGTTAACGATAGGTGACTGGGAATGCTTCACCATTGAGCGCCCTTGGAAGGATAATCAACCGAACGTATCTTGCATCCCTGAGGGAGTGTATGCCTGTCAGCCGTTCAGCGGTGAAAGGTTCAAGGGCGTCATACAGATTATGGATGTACCGAACCGCAGCTATATCCTGTTCCATGTAGCTAACTTCCCGTATGACATTGAGGGATGTGTCGGTGTTGGGGACAGGTTTGTGTCAGATGCGCTAGAGCCTGCTGTTTACAACTCCAAGAAGACGCTGCAAAAGCTGATGGAGATATTCAACGGGCATGAAGAACGAATGACCCTGAAGATCACGGGTGTGAGGGCTGAGGTATGAAGTGGGATTCAATCAAAAATTTGGTAGGCGCAGTAGCACCGACCATAGGAAGTGCCATAGGAGGCCCAGTAGGGGCCGGAGCGGGGAAAATACTGGCTCAGGTACTTGGGGTGCCAGCAGAGCCGCAGGCGGTTCAGAAGGCTCTTAGTGAAGCCTCACCGGAACAGCTAGCAGAGATCAAGAAGGCCGACCTCGCCTACAAGACCCGTCTTGCAGAGTTAGAGGTGGACATCTTCGAGCTTGAGACTGCTGACATTCAGAATGCCAGAGCATCAGGCAAAGCGGATTGGACACCAAAGGTTCTGGCGTTGTTGGCGTTTCTGTTCTTTGGTGGATACGTCACCGTCGTAACCATCAGTCCGTATCAGCAGAACGAGGCCATCATTAATCTGGTCTTGGGTTACTTGGGCGGCATCGTTTCCGCTGTTGTGAGTTTCTACTTTGGCGCAAGCCATAAGGCTGAAAAGTAATGCTAGAAGTCGCATATATATCCACGACTGATCTAATCCCGTATGCCAACAACCCGCGCACACACAGCGATCAGCAAGTGGCGCAAGTAGCGGCGAGCATCCAAGAATTCGGGTTCAATAATCCAATCCTGATTGATGAGCACAACAGCATCATCGCAGGTCACGGCAGGCTTGCAGCGGCGCAAAAGCTGGGTATGGGGTTGGTGCCCACGATAACCCTTGAAGGGCTGACGGAAGCGCAGCGCAAGGCGTATGTGATAGCAGACAACAAACTGACCGAGAACGGGGGGTGGGATTACGACACCTTGGCTATCGAAGTAGATAGGCTCAAAGAGCTTGACGCCGACATAGGTTTGTTGGGTTTTGAGTTATCAGACTTAGAGTTTACAGAGCCGGAAAGCGTGGCGCTCGGCCTGACGCCAGAACAGAAGCTAGACAACTTTCTAAACGGAGACACCAAGATACTACGGTTGGCCTATGATGAAGACGAGATGGAGTCGCTTGTTGCTATGCTAGACAAAGGGCTATCGGCAACAGGGCTGGATGACTATAGTTCACTCGTTTACAGCATAGTGAGGGAGGCGTCTACAAGGTGGTAATGACGCTCACCCCAAAAACATACCCGTTCGATTACCAAGCGAACAAAGGAAAGCGACCAACCAGTGCCGATTATGACATTCTGGTAACAGAAGACACTGACATCAAAGTTGATGGCGTTGTGGTTTGTTCATACCGAAAGCTGCCGCCAGAGGTTAGTGCAACGCTTTCTGCTTGTGTCAAAAAGGCAAAATGCCAGAAGTCGGCTCGGACGCTAGGCGTTGTGCAAAATTCCGCTGTCTTTGGTGCGTTGCCAAGGGTAGCTGTTCGGGAAGACTATTGTCGGTTTTCTGCGCCAACCAAGTCGCAGCCAGAAGTATTTTTTGGCTTGGCCACTGTGGCGCAATACCTTTGGTCGGTTTACAAAGATAGGTTTCCATCTGTGGCGCTTGAGTTTGAAAAGTTCTCACGCAAAATACCTTCTGATTGGAAGAAAACCGGCACACCCTTTACAACGGTAAACGTCAACAAAAACTACGCCATCGGGTACCACCTAGACGCAGCAAATTATGGTGGCGTGTACAGCAATGTGCTCATAAGTAAGAAACACGCGAAAGGTGGGCATTTCGTTCTGCCACAGTACCGCATAGCGTTAGCGCAAGATGATGGCGCGCTAGTAATCGTCGACGGCGTAAAAGTGCCGCATGGTGTGACTGCGATAGAGCCAACGTCAGATAAATGGGAACGGTCTAGTGTCGTATTCTATACCTTGGGAAACTTGCAGCACTGCTTGCCAAAAAAAGAAGAACTAGCGAGGGCAAAGAAAGTAACGACAGAGCGCGCCCGAAAACGCGCTAAAAATATAGACCCAAGGACGGGGGTGTAGTGGCAAGACCATTGAAGGACATAGACTGGGATCAGGTCAACAAGATGTGCGCCATACACTGTACAGGGGAGGAGCAGGCTGCCATTTTGGGGGTAAGTTACGATACGCTGAATCGTGCTTGTAAGCGCGAATATGAGATCAGTTTTGCGGAGTATTTCAAGCAAAAGGCCAGCCACGGCAAAATGTCCTTGAGGCGCAAGCAATACAGCGCAGCGATGGATGGGAACACGACAATGCTCGTGTGGCTAGGCAAGAACTGGCTCAGTCAGTCAGACCAGCAAGAACCAGAAGCGCAAGACTTGCCACCGATAGTCATAGAGCGAGCGAGTGAAGCTAACTAAGCCACAGGATGACATATTCTTCTGTGAAACGCGGTTCAGGGCGGTAGTAGCAGGTCGCCGGTTCGGTAAGACATACCTGTCCACGCATGAATTGATACGAGCCGCACTCAAAGCTAAGAACCAGAACTGCTGGTATGTCGCTCCTACTTACAAGGCGGCGAAAGAAATAGCCTGGGACATGCTCATAGATGCGCTGCCCGAAGGATACATTACAAAGAAGAACGAAAGCGCTCTCTCGCTGATATTGCGCAACGGCTCTACAATCTCCCTGAAAGGCGCAGAAAAGCCAGACAACCTGCGAGGCAGAGCGTTAGACTTTGCGGTGTTGGATGAGTTCGCAGATATGCGCCCTGAAGCATGGTATGAGGTGCTCAGGCCCAGTTTATCGGATCGCAAGGGGCAGTCATTATTCATAGGAACGCCAAAAGGCAGAAATCACTTCTATGACATCTGGACGCGAGGGACGGATGGCGAAGAGGGCTGGCAATCCTTCCAATACACGACCATCGAGGGCGGTAATGTTGAGGAAGATGAGATTGAGGCAGCGCGGAATGACCTAGACGAAAGGACGTTCCAGCAAGAGTATGAGGCTCGCTTTGTTAATTATCAGGGCACCATATACTACGCATTCAGCAGGGAGGAGAGCGTACAGAGGGGCGGTTTAGCTGATGAGCTACACATAGGCATGGACTTCAATTTAGACCCTATGAGCGCCGCTGTGTGCGTTAGGGGCGGTGATATTATCCATGTGGTAGATGAAATAGTTATCTACGGCAGTAACACTGATGAAATGGCCGATGAGATACGGCAGCGATACGGCGACAGAAGGATTACAATATACCCTGACCCAGCCAGCAAGCAGAGAAAGACTAGCGCGGGAGGGCGGACAGACTTATCAATCCTTCAGAACGCTGGGTTTGCGGTAAAGGTTCGGAACAGTCACCCTGCTATCAGAGACAGAATTAACAGCGTGAACAGCCGGCTCTGCTCAAGTAGGGGTGAGCGCAAACTGTTCGTTGACTCCAAGTGTAAGCAGACGATCGCGGGCTTGGAAAGACAAACCTACAAAGAAGGCACCAGCCAACCAAACAAAGATGGCTACGACCACATGAATGACGCGCTGGGATATCTGGTGGAATACCTATATCCAATCAGGAAGCAAAGAGAAATTGAACAACCAGTGAGGTGGACATAGTGGCCAGCAATATCGAGTATCAACATCCCGACTACGATGCCAACGAGAATAGGTGGGAGCTTTATGTTCGCTCATACCTTGGGGGTGAGGAGTATCAGGCAGGCAACTACCTGACTGGCTACCAGAATGAGTCAGAGAACGAGTATGCCCGACGCATACAGTTGACCCCGATTGATAACCACTGCCGCAACGTGGTGCACATCTACAGTTCGTTCTTGTGGCGCACTCCCCCTGTTCGCGTGTTCAACTCTCTAGCCAATAACCCAGCGCTAGAGGCGATGATAAGAGATGCCGACTTGGACGGCGAAAGCCTCAACAGTTTTATGAAGCAGGCCCAGATATGGTCATCGGTTTATGGGCACGTCTGGATTCTTGTGGACAAGCCAGAGTCCAACGCGCAGACGAGAGCGGAGGAGCTAGACCAAGACATACGGCCCTATCTGTCGCTGTTTACCCCTGAAAACGTCTTCGACTGGAAGTGGGAGCGCACCCCCTCTGGACGCTTCGAACTGACCTACCTGAAGCTGCGGGAGGCGGTAGACCGTGAAAACGCCACAACGAAGGTTAGTTATTACCGCATCTGGCGCAAAGACACGATCCAGCAATGGAAGTCTGACGGCGACAAGGAGCAGATGATTAGCGAGATAGCTAACCCGCTAGGTAAGATTCCAGCGGTCTATCTACCGGCTCAGCGCAGTGTCACCCGTGGGGTGGGAATTAGTGACCTGTCAGACATCGCTTACATGCAAAAGGCCATCTACAGTGAGCTTTCAGAGATTGAGCAACTAATCCGCATCAGCAATCACCCCTCTCTGGTTAAGACCTACGACACAGATGCGAGCGCGGGAGCAGGCGCTGTGATCAATGTTCCTGATGACATGGACAACTCAGTTCAGCCGTACCTGTTGCAGCCCTCAGGGCAGAACATCAACAGCATCCGCGAGTCTATCAAGGACAAGGTGGAGTCGATTAACCGTATGGCACAGATGGGAGCTGTACGCGGCACAGAAGCTAAGACGATGTCTGGCATTGCCATGCAGACCGAGTTTCAAATGCTTAACGCCAAACTATCGGAGAAAGCCGACTTGCTAGAGTTAGCTGAGGAACACTTGTGGACGTACTTCTGCAACTGGCTAGACGTAACGCCAGACGTTGAGGTGTTCTATCCTGACTCCTTTGATATACGCGACTACGACAAAGAGTTGTTGTTTTTGCAGCAAATGAAAGCTAGCGGCGTCAGGTCTACCACGCTATCCCAAGAAGTGGACAAGCAGATAGCCGACCTCGTGCTAGATGATGACAAGTTAGCGCAAGCACATGTCGAGATTGAAGGGCAGTCCCAGGTTTTAGGGCAGTTCCCAGTGGAGACTGAGGCGTAGTAATGGCGGCAGATGACGTCTATGAAAATATCCAAGAGGCTATGGAGGAGCGGCACAAGGAATTCTTGTCCAATGCTTTTGACCTAACCGAGCGGGATATGGCTGACCTCATACAGTCGGCGCCAGATAGCGCGGGCAAGCTATTTGACTTGGAGTGGGCGATAAATGCTCGCTCTGAGATGCGCCGAATACTTGAGGATGATTACCTTTCTAGCGTACAGACCATTCTGGGCGACTACAGAGGCCTCTCAGGCGATTTACAGGAGATGCTAGGCACTTATGGGGACTTCGCAAAAGTACAGCCACAGGTTATTTCAGGGCTTCAGAGGCTATCATTCCAAGGCTTTGAGGCTTTGGCGCAATCACAACTGGATGCCTTGGCGAACGGGGTCTATCAGGCGTCCTTGTCTGGCAGGTCAAAACAGGACTTCATCAAAGAGGTCAGAGGGCGCATCAATGGAATCTATCAAGCAAGCGATCAGGCAGAGATTGAAGAATTGGTGGAAGTCGCTAAAACAACGACTGGAGCCACGCAACAGGCAGCGGTTGATAGACTCCATGGAGTTTATAACTCAGATCGCCTTGGCAATAACCTTCGGCGTTATGCGACAACTTACGCAACAGATTCAATCAACCAGTTTTCGGCTTCGCTCACGATTGACATCGCTAATCAGGCGGGAATAGAGAAGTTTAGGTATCGGGGCAACGTCATACGCGATACCCGAGAATTCTGTAAGAAGCACAGAAACAAGACATACACCCGTGATGAGATAGCTGAGATATGGGCTGGGAGTTGGGCTGGTAAAAGTGCCGGTGACCCGTTCATAGTCCGTGGCGGCTACAACTGCCGTCATCGCTGGATACCAATAGTAGAGGAAGAAGTATGAGCAAAGAGCTAGATAGAGCAAAGAATTTGGTCGCTAGACGGCCAATCCCACCAGCTATCCGCGAACTGCTGGAGCCGTTAGCAGCGGCGGCACCAGAGGACGAGAAGCTAGAATTTGATGATCTTTATGGAATAGTGAATGTTTTGCTGCCCCTACCCAAAAAGACAAGGAAAAAGAAAGATGCCGAAGATGAACCCGAGCAAATACGGCAAGAGCCTGAAGCAGATTGGCAAGAAGAAGAAAAAGAAGTCTAAAAAGTAACCGCCAGCTATTGACATCCCTGTGATGCTGGTATAATGCCCCCACTCGAAAGAGGTTCGCACATGAGCGAAGAAGTCATGGAAGGAAGCGCTGAAACTGAACCAGTGCAGGATACGGAAGTTCAGGAAAGCAAGACGTTTACCCAAGAGGAGCTTGATCGCATTGTTGCTGATCGAATCCAAAGGGAGAGGCGCAAGCTAGACAAGAAGCTGGAAGGTATCGACATCGAGGAAGCTCGCCAACTCATGCTTGAGCGTGAACAGGCGCAGATTGAACGCCAAAAGGAAAAAGGCGAGTTCGAGCAGGTACTGAAGCAGACTGTCGAAAAGAAGGATCTGGAGCTTGCCGCTATGCGAGCCGCGTTAGAAACCACCAAGATAGACGGTGCGTTACTGACAGCAGCTAGCAAGCACAACGCTGTAGACTCTCAACAGGTATCGCAGTTACTGCGGAATCGTGTAAAACTCTCCGACGATGGTTCGGTTGAAGTCTTAGACGATAACGGCGCAGTCAGATACAACGACAAAGCCGACCCCCTCTCAGTTGATGAGTTGGTGGGTGACTTTCTTACGGCTAACCCGCATTTTGTCAGAGCCTCCCAAGGTGGCGCTGGCACTCAGGGAATGGCTGGTGGCTCCACGCAGAAGCCTATATCTGTGGCTGACATGGTAGAAAACTGGAACGACGGAGGGCGAGAAGCCTTTGCCGCGTTAAAGAAGAAAGCCAAATAAACCACTTTGATATAGGACCACTAATATGGCTGCTACAACTAGCACAACCCTAGACGACCTGTTTGCGAACATCATCGCTCAGGCACGATTTACCGCTGAAGAAGAATCCCTGATGATGGGATTGGTGACGCAGTACAACATCGGCGACGAAGCCGGCAAGACGATTCAGGTGCCAAAGTACCCTGCAATCACTGCCGCTGACCTAACCGAAGGCACCGACCTGACCAGCACGACTGTTTCTACTTCCTCTGTTGACATTACCGTTGGTGAAGTTGGCGCGCAGGTAGTATTGACCGACTTGGCTGCTATGGGTGCCGGCAACCCTGCTGAAGAGTTGGGTACGGTACTGGGTAACGCTATCGCCACAAAGATGGATGCAGACCTAATCGCTTTGTTCGATGGGTTCAGCACTGCCTTTGGCGCTGCCGCGCAAGAGATCACTGTTGCTGATCTGTTCAAGGCTGCTGCTACCTTGCGTAACAACAAGGCACAAGGCGACATCTTCGCGGTTGTAAACCCTTTCCAAGCGTATCAACTGAAAGCCAACCTAACCAATACCTTCGCTAACCCCAACGGTGGTGACGCGCAGAACACGGCTATGGTTAACGCTTACGTTGGAACCATCGCTGGAATCGACATCTACGAGTCATCCAATGTGACTGTAGACGGTTCTGGTGACGCGAAAGGCGCTGTCTTCTCACGCGAGGCTTTGGCTATCGCTATGAAGCGCGACTTCCAGATCGAAGCGCAACGAGACGCATCGCTACGGGCCTTCGAGCTTAACGCTACCGCCATTTATGGTGTGGGCGAGCTTGATGACACCTATGGCTGCGAGATGTTGTTCGACGCTAGCATCTAGAGCGTTTGGATGGCCCTGCCCCTATCTCTCCTTTGGGGTGGGGCCGTCCCTTTTTTGGAGGTTCTATTGGCTATAACTTACCGAGGCGAGCGGTTCGAGGGTTACAACAAACCCAAGCGCACACCCAAGCACCCAGAGAAAAGCCATGCAGTATTGGCAAAGGAAGGCGACAAGGTTCGTTTAATTCGTTTTGGGGCGCAGGGCGCTGACACTAAACCGCCAAGGAAGGGTGAAAGCGAAGCAGACAAGGCAAAGCGCAGATCCTTCAAAGCGCGACACGCCAAGAATATCGCCAAAGGCAAGATGTCTGCGGCATTTTGGGCCGATAAGGTTAAATGGTAGGGGCATAACATGGCATTTTCTCAAGACTCCGATCTGGTAGCCCTTGTCCCTGACATTCTGGACTTTGGCATTACATCTTTTGCGACCGAGCACGCGAAAGCTCAAACAGATTTGACCCGTACCATCCGAAACGAGTGGTGGTATAAGAAGCAGATCCCAGGGGAAATGAACCCTGCCTACCTGACCGACTCCCAGTGGACACGCTGTAATTCATATCTCGTTCTGTGGAAGTACGCGCTCCCTCAGTTAACTAACTGGGTGCAGGATGACCGATTCCTCAACATGATTACTTTCTATCAGCAGCGTTACAACGAGGAGTTGGTTGCGGTGTTTGCTGACGGTGTTGAGTATGACGATGACAACAGCGGCACCATTGAAGATGATGAGAAAGGTATTGTCGCTTATGGGCGACTCACACGATGAGCATCAAGATTGACGTCAAGACGTTCCCTGAAGACTTCACGAAGATTACAAGGGCGCAGAGGCGTGATGTGAAGCGCGGTGTGACCAAAGGTATAGCTCGGGCGGCATTAAAAGGTAAGGAGATCATTGACGAGCGCACCAGTAGGGGCATGGGTATCAACGGCAAGTTCGCAGGCTACCCAGAGAAATATAAAACATGGCTTGAAGCTGCTGGCTACCCTACTACGCCCGTTGACTTAGAGAACGAAGGCGACATGCTGCGATCTATGCAAGCGGCGGTCACTAGCTCTAATGAGGCTGTCTTGTACTTTGATAACGCTACGCAAGCTAAGAAAGCGGCGTTTAACAACCGTATCAGACCTTTCTTTGGTTTCAACAAGAAGGAAGAAAAGGTGTTGGCTGATGTGTTCAGGAAGCAGTTACAACTATGAGCGCGAGAGAGAACATAGCAGGCAATCTGGTGACTTCGCTACAAGCGGTGACAACACCAACAGACATCAAGTTCGTGACCCGCGAGCCGTTTGATTTTGACAAGTTGAGCAACGCGCAATATCCGGCGGTGCTAGTCAGAACCACGAACGAAAACAGGGAAGATGCAACCGTGGGCGGGAGTATGACCCAGCGGTTCGGCACGATTGATTACCAACTTGTCTGCTATGTCAAAGGGACGGGCTTGGACGAAGCAAGGAATAACATCGTCGAGGCTATAGAGGAAAAGCTAGACGAAGACAGATCGCGCGGCGGCTATGCAATTGACACACAGATTGTCAGCGTAGAAACCGACGACGGCAGCATTACCCCCATCGGTGGGGTGATTTTAACGGTACGCATTGAGTACCAGTACACTCGTGGAACAACCTAAGGGGTTTAATCATGGCAACGACTAAAGGCTCAAGCGGCGTAGTCAAATTGGCGGTAAGTGGCGGCAGTGCCACTGCTATGGGTGAAGTCCGTAGCTTCACGCTTTCAGAATCAGCAGACACCATCGAGGATTCGGTTATGGGCGACACCGCCCGAACCTATGTTGCCTCGTTGAGCACTGCCTCTCTTTCTATGGACGTTTATTGGGATGATGCAGACGCAGTCCAGCTAGTGATGGACACGAAAGCAGACCTAGATTGGGAACTGTATCCAACAGGAAGTGGTACTGGCGAGAAGTATTACAGCGGCAGCGGCATCCTAACCAGCAAAGAAATCACGGCGGCCTTTGATGGTATGGTAGAGGGAAGTTTTGAGATTCAAGTCTCAGGCGGCATTACCGAAGCAACCGCATAAGGAATCCTAGAATGGGTTTAGCTAAAGAATTACGAAACAGAAGACAAGTGAATGCGAGACGGATAGAGGTCGAGGCGTGGGCTGATCCTGATGGACAGCCCTATGCCATGTTCTGCTTCCCGATCACCTGCTATGACATCAACCAACTCCAAAAGAAGCATCCTAAGTTTATGGAAAACACGACGATGGCGGCAATGATTGACCTGATCGTCATGAAAGCCAGCGACGAGGATGGTAATCGGTTGTTTACGTCGGCAGAAGACAAAAACGATTTGATGGGCGAGGAGACGGGCGTTATTTCCAGTATCGCTGAACAGATGTTCGCTGAAATCGAATCCACGGAGGATTTGGAAAAAAACTGATTGCCGATTCGTTGAGGTTCAACCTCATATCCTTGGCGGATCGGCTACACATGAGCATCGGCGAAGCCGAGCAGATGCCCCTCTCTGAGTTCTATGAATGGGTGGCGTACTTCAAGATAATGAGCGAGAGGCAAGAAGATGGCTGAAGAAGTCAAAATCTATATCAAGGCGATAGACCAGACTAAAAAGGGCTTCGCAAAAGCTGCTAGTGGTATCAAGAGCCTCGCCGGTAAAGTCCTAAACCTGAAGACTGCGCTAGTTGGGGTAGTTGGCGCTGGCGGTTTCGGTGCCTTAATCAAATCATCAATTGACGCGGGGGACCAGTTAGCTAAAACCGCTGACAAGTTAGGCGTCACTACAGAAGCCCTTGCGGGCTTACGTCACGCAGCAGAGCTTACAGGCGTCTCTACGGGCACGATGGACATGGCGATGCAGCGTTTCACCAGACGCGCTGCGGAAGCCGCACAAGGCACTGGAGAAGCTGTAGGAGCACTCCGTGAGCTTGGGATAGATGCCGAATCTATAACTAGACTGCCGCTAGATGAGCAAATGAACGTCGTAGCGGACGCTATGAAAGGCTTGGACAGTCAGGCTGACAAAGTACGCATAGCCATGAAGCTGTTTGACAGTGAGGGTGTGGCACTGGTCAACACCCTTGGCGGTGGATCTGAGGCGCTAAAGGCTATGACGGCGGAAGCCGAGCACTTTGGCGTTACGCTCTCCCGCACTGATACAGCGCAGATGGAGGAGGCCAACGATGCCATCACAAGGCTCAAGGCAGTATTCACTGGCCTGACCAATCAACTAGCGGTAGCTTTCTCGCCGATTATCACGTTTGTCGCCAACGCATTCCGCCAATCCGCCCTAGATGCGTCTGACTTCGGGGCGATAGGCCAAAAAGTAGCGAGCGCGATGATAAGGGCTTTCGGTTTTGTGAGAAACAATTTGCACTTTTTGCAGATAATGTTTACTCATATCAAGTTAGCTGTCCTGCAACTTGCTAACGCTTTTGGGCAAAAGCTAGTACCCGTCTTAGATTTCTTCATAGAAAAGTACAACAAGATGGCGGCCAGTATGGTCGGCGGTCTACTCGGCATGGAGAAGCTAGGCACAACCGGCAAGGAACTGGTCGCTGGCTTGCCTGAGGCGATAGCTGCAACTACTACCGCTTTAGAAACATTGAAGGAGTCAAATCCTGGGGCGCAGCTAGTAGTTGATATGGAAGCCTTTGGCGTGGCTAGCAGAAAAACAGCAGAGGACATAGCTGCCGTATCGGCCGCAGTGACAGGGGCAACTGGAACTGACGATGGCGCTAAAAACATCGCTGACAGACTACACGACAGCTTCGACAAGCTACTTAAAGATATGCCGACTGTTCAAAAGAGCCTAGACAAAATCGCCGGCACAACAATGAAGAACATGTCGGACGGCCTGATGAATGTAGTCAAGGGCACGATGTCGCTGAAAGATGCGTTCAAGAAAATGGCGCTGGATATGATCGCGCAGATGATACAGATGTTTATCATCGACAAGATAACTGGCGGCTTTATGTCTTTTGCCAAAGGTTTAACCGGCAAGGCTATCGGCGGCCCTGTTCAGTCTGGTCAGCCTTACATGGTTGGGGAGCGTGGGCCGGAGATGTTTGTGCCTAACCAGTCAGGCTCTATTGTGCCGAACAAAGGGATGGGCGGGGGCGTTACTGTTGTTAACAACGTGGACGCTAGGGGTGCCGGCGCCGATGTAGACCAAAAGATTAGATCAGCAATGCAACTGACTTCCCAGCAGACTATAATGAAGATCCAAGACTTGAAGCGGCGCGGGAGATTCGCATAGATGACTACTTTCGCCTTCCCTGACATCACCCCTACCAGTAGCACGTTTGAGCTTGTTTCTAACACAAGGGTATTCCAGTCCCCGCTCACTAACGCTGTCCAAACTAGCTCCCGCAAAGGTTCTATGTGGAAAGCGACATTGCAGTTTTCCAACCTGACTGGTGATGAGCGAGCCGAGATGCAGGCGTTCTTAGTTAAGCTGAACGGGCAGCAGCATAGGTTTGAGTTGAAAGATCACTCGTACACTAGAAGGGGCGCTGGTGGCGGGACTTTGCGCGTCAACGGTGGTAGTCAATCGGGCACCACTCTTCTTTGTGACGGCGCGACTGCCAGCGTTAACAATTATTTAAGAGCCGGTGATTACATAAGTTTTGACGGCCAACTTTATATGGTCGTCGCTGACGCCAACAGCGATGTCTCTGGGCAAGTCACGCTTTCAATAGCTCCCCCTTTGAGGTTTTCACCTGTTAACAACAGGATTGTCACATATTCGGGTGATGTGGAAGGCGTGTTCATGTTGGCAGGCCCAGCATCTTGGGATACGCAGCTGGGTATAGTTTCTAATTTTACACTTGAAGCAGTACAGGATGTTCTAGCAACATGAGTAGAGGTTTCCCTTCAGCAGTTCTCGATGCGTTATCAGCACAGCATGTCGCATTGGTTACGTTTGCCAAGTTGGAGTTTCCTAGTGGGACTTTGTACTTGCACAACTCAATCGGCACCTATACTTGGGGCGGTCAAGACTGGTTAGGCGTCGGTGATCTTGGCGAAATAAGCGAGATTGAGGAAGGCGCAGAGATAAGCCCATACAAGATAACTCTCACGCTCAGTGGCTTAGAACCGACAATAAGTGGTGCCGCGCTAACGGAAGACTATTACCTACAGCCGGTGACAGTTTATCTCGGCGTTCTGGATTCTAGTGATGGTTTGATTGCTGACCCCACGATTGTCTGGGAAGGGGCAATGGATCAGATGGTCGTGTCTGTTGGGCAAGCATCTGGTGATTCCATATCATTAACAGCAGAGTCTGAGTTAGCCCGATTCAACAAAGCCTCCAACCTGAAATACACTGACGCGCAGCAGCAAAAAGACTTTTCTGGTGACCTAGGGTTCAGCCTGCTCGCCGAAATAGAAGGCGCGAAGTTGCGGTGGGGCGACGCAGATTCCAGCGCGATTATCGGCACTGTCAGACCCGGCACCTTTACGGGTGGATTTGACGCTGGGAACATAAACATGCCAAAGGGTGTTTGATGCGTGTGCATTTGGCGTTAAGCAAGTGGAAGCGTCGAGAGTTCAGCTATGGCGATGCCGACTGCTGCCAGTTCGCGGCTTTCATCGTCAAAGAGCTAACCGGCAAGGATTACTCTGAGCAGTTCAAATACGATTCAGAGGCGCAGGCTGAAGTTTTAGTGGGGCGAGAGGGTGAGCTTGTGGATTTTATCGGCAGCATTTTGGGTGATGTCAGTTCTGACATAAAAGACGGCGACCCTTGCATTGTTGATATCCCGATGATTGGGCAGGTGTGCGGGGTTAAGCTGTCAGATCGCATTGTTTGTCTGACCCAAAAGGGGATGGTTCAAATACCAGACCGATACTTGATAGCAGGATGGAGCGTATAAAATGCCGCCAGTAGCCGTAGCAATAGGGGCAGGCTTAACAACTATCGGGACGGCGGTCACGTTGGGCGTAGCTACCGGCGGGCTAGCTATGGCTATCGGCGCTGTCACGGTTGTCGGTGGCGTTCTAGCTATGCGCGGCATGATGCCTGACCTGTCGATGTTCCAAAGCGACACTGATTCAACTAGACAGCAAACCGTAAAGGGAACCATAGAGCCACAGAAGCTCGTATATGGTGAGGCTTTGGTGAGTGGCCCTATATTCTTTGTCGGACTCAGCGGAACAGAAAACAAAGATTTATATCACGCTCTCGCGCTAACGGGGCATGAGGTTGAGGATATCACTGATATCTACTTCGACAATGAGGTTATCACTGACGCGCAGATTAGCTTCACCAACGTAACCTCTGGAACCTACGGCCCAGTGGCTGACGAGGAAGGTGGCGCGGTTCAGAATATCTGTCAAATCAACCGGCGATTAGGCGCTGATGACCAGACGTATGACACCCTCCTTCAGCCCTTCGTCGGATTGAACTGGGGTGCAGATTACAGAAACCGTGGGATCGCTACGCTTTCTACTAGGTGGCGGTTGACTGATGGCTCCCAAGAAATCTGGGACAGAAAAAAGCCAAACAACATCAAGGCTTTGGTCAAAGGCAAAAAAGATATCTACGACCCCCGCCTCGATACAAGTGCGGGGGCCAACCCTACTAACGCAAGCTATCAGCAGTGGTCGGATAACCCCGCTCTGTGTGTGGCTAACTACCTGACCGATACGAAGTTTGGCCTGTCTATTCCAGTTAGTAAGATTGATTGGGCTGCGGTAGAAACTGCGGCTGATGCTTGTGATGTGGTGGTAAGCGTACCCGCTACAACGCAAAAGCGGTTCACTGCTAACGGTGTTATCTATGCAACTGATACGCACCAGAACAATATAGATAAACTCCTCAGCGCCATGAATGGCAGCCTAGTGTATTCAAATGGCATATATACGATTAGAGCAGGTATCTATGAAGCGCCCACAGAGAGCCTCGATGAAGATGACCTCGCAGGCCCAGTATCGATTAACACTTCGGTGGAGCGCGGTCAGCGTTTTAATACAGTCCGCACGATTTTTGTTGACCCCACAAACAACCACAAAAGCATCGAAGCGCCAGCGGTTGGCCTTACGAGCGCAGTTGACCGAGATAATGGTGAAGTTCTAACAAGGGACGTACAACTGCCTTTCACGAACAACGTCTACATGGCGCAGAGGATCGCGCACAAGCAAGTCCAGATGACAGACCAGCAAAAGGTGCTGACCTTCCCTACTAACCTCACAGGGCTGCGCGTGGACGTTGGGGACAGGGTTCAAATAACAATTGCCGAGCTAAACTATAGCAACAAGGTCTTTCGTTGTGCTGGCTGGTCGTTTAGTGACACAGAGAGCGGGGTGGTTAACCTTACCTTGCTAGAAGATGACTCTGGCTCCTACGCTGACCCGACTGTTGCTGAGTACAGTGTTGTCAACGCCACCGGCGTCATCACAGAAGCCTTCCGTGGCGTACCTGATCCTCAGAACCTATCTGCTACGGCAGGGCTAAAAAACATCGAACTCAACTGGACTAACCCAGCAAACTCGAAGCTCTTTGAGACTATCGCGGTTTATGCCTCTGCGGATTCTTCTTGGGCTAATAGTCAACTGATTGGCGAGACTCGTGGCACCCAGTTCTTTCATGACGCATCCAACGCCATAGACCCATTAGCGGTAGGCGACACCCGCTATTACTGGGTTCGTGCTTTAGCTTATGGAGGTGGAAGTGATGACCCCTTTGTTCGCTCAGACCGAAACCCAGACAACGACACATCCAACATCGTCGCCACGGTGGGGCCAAACAACCCAGACTACTCAGACATTGTTGACGATACGCCAACGCAGGACGCGCCGAATAGCTTGGTTTTGGTGGAAACGACTGTCCTCGGCAATGACGGGACGGTGTTACCGGCGATAAGGGTTTCGTGGACAGCGCCAACAGCATCCACATATGTCAGCTTTTACGAGCTACAGTACAAACTGTCCTCGACTTTCGAGTTCAACTACGGGCTGATTGAAGACGCTTATACGGCGACTGAGAACTACGGCAGCATCGCCACAGCGCAGACTTTGGAATTAGATTACGGCACTGTCGCAGACACGGTCCCAGGCCAGACTGAAACCTTTAGCTCTGTTTCTATCTATGGCGACAGCACTGTAATCACCGGCATCAAAGAGCTTGAGGAATACACGTTCCAAATCAGAGCGGTCACCTTCACCGGCAAGACATCTGACTTCCTGACCGGCGAGATAAACTTGCAGGGCGACCAGACCGCACCGGCACTGCCAGAAAACATCACAGCTACCGGCGGCATTCAGCAAATCAAGCTGAACTATGACATGCCGTCGGATTCTGACCTGAGTTTTATTGAGATTCTTGAGTCAGAAAGCAACAGCCTCGCCTCTGCCGAGCTTATCGTTAAAACCAAGTCTG